GGTACGAAAGAGATTGGATCGAGGAAAGCTTCTGCGACATGGATATTGTAGAAGCCACCTCCCTGCTCACCGAGGTTTGTCACAAAGAGAATTCTCGGTGGTGGAAAGATTTGGAGACAGGCCAGAGGATTAACAGGAATGTTGGGGAGCTTATTGCCCTTGTACATTCCGAGATGTCTGAAGCATTGGAAGCCCATAGAAAAGGGCTGATGGACGACAAGCTCCCGCACCGATCTGGTGTGGAAGTGGAGTTGGCCGATGCCCTCATCCGAATCTTTGACATGGCAGGCGGTCTGCAATTGGATGTAGCTGGTGCTCTGCAAGAGAAACTGGCATACAACCGAGGACGTCGTGACCACACGCCAGAGGCACGAAGAGAGCAAGGAGGTAAGAGGTATTGAGTTATCCACAAAACAACCCAAAAGCTGCCATAGGGGCTACAAAGACCCCTCTGCACCTTGTCCCCCCTGCTCTTGTCATTGGGGCAGCGGAGGCAATGGCTGACGGAGCTAGGAAATACGGGGCGTACAACTTCAGAGAGTCTGGCATTGCTGCTCATGTTTACATGGGAGCTATACTCAGACATTTGTATGCTTGGTGGGATGGGGAGGATTTCACTAGAGATAGTAACATCCACCACCTGAAAGCTATAGCAGCAGATGTAGGGCTTATGCTCGACGCCATGGCCAAAGGCACCTTCGTAGACGACAGGCCAACCCCAGGTGGTTCAGCGGATTTGCTGGAGCAGTGGAAACCCCCAACAACCCCAGACGTACAGGTGAACTATGACATCTCAACAACAGCCTAACCACCCACTTGATGGGATGGAGCCAGCCGACTTCAACATCCGACGCTTCGAATTCGACCCCTCTTCAGTTAGGAATGTTGAGGATGTAGTTGATTTCCTCTCTAGCATGGGGCTGAAAGTTGTGTTGGTAGGCGGTACTACTTTCGAGCAACTCGGACAGAACCCAAGGTTCTGGAAAGAGATTGACGATAGCCTGACCATCAGGGAGTTTGAACGTGCAGCTGCTGCCAATATTTAACACGGCTGTAGCAGAACAACTACCCACAGCCACATTCTTCCCCTTGCTTAGCAAAGAGCAATGTGAGCAACTTGTTGCCACGTACAGCACAACACCTGCAGACCCAGCAAGGGTAGCAGGGGAAAGGCTTGACAAAAGCAAGAGGAGTGCTACGGTACACACAGTACCGCATGGAGAGGACAGCAAGTGGTTGTACGAGCTTGTATCCTCCCGAGTGGCTGGGTACAACCAGTTTGGGTATGAGTTCGATGTGGCAGGAATCTATCAAGACTTCCAGCTTCTGAGGTATGAGGAAGGGGACCACTACGACTGGCACCTAGACATAGGCCCAGGGATAGCAGCTCATAGAAAGCTGTCTGTAGTGATTCAACTGTCCGATCCTTCGGAGTATGAAGGGGGTAGTTTGATAGTGAACGCCGGGACTGAAAGGGAATGTCCCAAAGATCAAGGACAGATAATTGTATTCCCTAGTTACATCTTGCACAAAGTGACGCCAGTCACCAAAGGCACTAGATGGTCTCTTGTATGCTGGGTACTAGGCAACAAGAGATTTAGGTAAATAAAAAGCCCCCGTTCAGTACACCTGTTCGGGGGCTTCTTTTTATTAAGGAATTATTACACCCACAGCTTCCGTAATAGTATCGGAAACAATCTCTGCTTGTGGGGTGCCATCAGTACCTATCTTAGAGAAGCTAAACTCCCACCCCTCCCCTTTACCTTCCAGCACCACCTCTTCGCTGTTGTTGAACACCAGCGACTTGCCTTCCACTATGGTGCCGTCCGGCCTTTTCACAACCAAGGTGTTGTACGAACACCCTGTCAAAAGCAGGGCAAGCACTATCACCCCGATTATAAAATACTTCAATTGATCCTCTCCATCTTGCCATGGTCTAGTTTGTATATGGGGATGACACTCCCAACCTTTTCATCTGCAGTGTTTGTACCAAGCTGCACATACCTAGCCCTGAACGAGAGTAGTATTTCTTTTATCTTCCCTCTGGCCGATGGGCCACCAAGCTCTTTGATAATATGAGCCAGCTCTTTGTCAATCAAATCATTCTCTTCCTCAGGTATCACCCCCTTGGCTATCAGCCAGTGTAGGATGTCATGCCACAAACTTCCCTCCAATATCCACTTGAAGTCAGGGAAGCTCGTAGCCCCGTCCCAAGCACACCACCTCTTTGCCGTCACCACCCTAGTCTCTGGGTCTACAGAGAAGAACTCATTCTCGTAGGCATGACGTATTGTGATGTTCTCGTGGAGTTTATGTGTGGCTGGTTCAGCCAACATATACTTAATGTTCTTATAGAAGACAATCACAAGCCACCCTCCACCACTTGCATGTTCCAGTAGTTGAGGATGTTCCTCACGTAGTCCTTAGTCTCTTTGCTGTTCCTAGGACCAGTGACATCCTGCAAATACCTAATGATGTCAGCATACATTGGCTTGTCCCCAGACAACTTCTGCGCCTTGAGGATGTGACCAAGGCCAGCATTGTAGCTAGCCATAGCCAAGCACCACCTGTCTATGTCAGGCCTGGGTGCTTTCCACTGCTTGATAAGTCCAGCCATGTAGCAGGCCCCTGTGTAGATGGAGGCCTCAGGGTTGGTTCTATCTATACCATCATACCCAGCTTTCTCAGCCCAGTCAGCCCAAGCCATGGGGGTGAACTGAGCCACCCCCACAGCCCCAGCAGGGGACACTGCTGTGGGGTTGAGCTTTGACTCTTGCCACAGCTGAGCTTTATACAACCTCCAATCATACCCTGGCAGATACTTCTGCACAGCCTTCTGTATAACCTCGTCGTACTTGTCACTCATAAAGTATTCCCACTCTCTATCTGACCAATCTCACGTACCAGAGAGCCAAGCTCCGAACGCAGCTCACTCAACCTTTCGGCATCTCTGGGGGAGAACCCGTCACCAGATTGGGCAGCCCTCTCCAGTGTGAATATTTGCCCCTCCACATTCTTCAACTTCAGTTCGGTGAAGCCGTAGTCTATCTTCCTGCTGAGATAGGAGAACTCAGTATCATGTTTATTCTCCAACCTCTTCAGCTCAACATCCTCGGCAAACACCCTATAGCTATACCCTATCACACCTGTGATTATAACCACAACAAGCAATGCCAGGTGTGGGTGGGTACGGCTAATTGCAATTAAGGCATCTTCCAAGAACTTCATACACCACCTCCAAGAACTTTGTTGCAGGCTGCCAAGGCCCTGCCTGTGACTAAACCACCGCCAGCAAACCCCCTCCTACCAAACAGCCTAGCCAACGGGTCTTCCTCGACGTAACTACCGCCAGCCTGCACATCATAAGGCAGGCCAGTGTACTTGTCCCTTCTAGTGGAGGGGAGGGCAGGTGCATTAGGCACCCTCACCACCCCACCCCTAGCCTTCAGCAACCTGGTGATGGGGCCTTCCTTAAGAAGAGCCTCCCCTTCCTCACTAGGCTTCCTCCAAGGAGTGGTATCCTCAAAGGTCATCAGGCTGTTGTTTTCTATAGAAGCCCTAGTCCGTCTCAGTTCAGAGACAAGCTGTTCATAGGACATTGAATGGTTGTTGCCCTCAGCATACACCTGATCTCGTATCTTAGACAAAGTGTCATCGGAGATAGGGGTGGGGTAGAACTGACCAGTGGCTATGCCCCAGACCGTCTCCTTGTCCAGCCCCCTGTCTTCCAGAATGTTCCTAATCTTTAGGGTGTCAAGGCCTAGTACGTTAGCCGCTTCCGTCTGTTCGTACAGAATGCGTTGGGCCTCGTACCTGTCTTTGTTGATATTCACATACCTAGAGATGATGTCCTCTGGTGTTGACCGGTAGTCCACCCCCAAGGTGACGGAGTTTTCAACTACGCCAAGGTAATCCCCTGCAACAAACTCTATGTGTTTGTCTAAGGACAACTTACCCCAAGTCAACCCTAATTGGTTAATCGCAGCCAGTTGTGGGTCGGTAGGCAACCCTGTGTACCTTTCGTATTTGTTTAAATAGGCGTCGGCAAACCTTCTAGCGCTAGTAACAAACCCTGGCTCTATTGTCTCCCAGAACAACCCTATGGTAGAGGCAGTAGAGTCTGCACCGGACATACCGTAGGAAGACAAACTTGACCCGGACCTAGTCTCCCCACTCTCAGAAGATAAGCCAACCCATGCGTTAATCAAAGCCTCTGTTACAATGGCTTCGCTGAGAAAAGGTTTTAGCGCAGCAGAAAAGAAAGCTGCACTAGACTCCATCAGCATCACATCCAACTCTTGCTTGGTCATTGTCCCTTCTTGTACCTGCCTCAGCGCAGCCTTGGCTGGCGCCCTGAAGAAGTCGTAGGGGTCAAGAGAGTTGGTGTCTGCCTTGTACAATTCCCCAGTCTCTGCATCCCTGACAACAAACACGGTGGGGTCCTGTGACCATGGTGTGCGAGAGATGACATCAACAGCCCTTTGCTCCTCAGGGGAGGACAGGCCTGCCAAGGTTTTAGTCAGGTCAGACAACCCCTCTGTTCCTGCACCACCAAAAGCCGTGAAGGCCGTAAGCCTCCTAAGCCCACGGGCATACAGGACAGGGTTGCCAGAAGAAAGTTCTTCAAACCCAAGCTTGATAATGTTGTTGGAAGTACGGACGACTTCTGAGGGGAATCCCACGAAGTTACCAAAAGGCAGCGTACGAAGCTGCTTAATCGCGTTAGGGACCAAATCGTAGTTAGGTAATACATCCCTTACCACCTTGGCCGCTCGTTGCCTCAGCACCTCGTCAGGCTCGTTGGGGAAGGCTTCCTTCAACGTGGCGTAGTAATCCTCGAACTCCCCTATTTTAAAGAAGTCGTCAGTGCCCATGTACACAGCGCGAGGTGTGTTCACGGCTGTGTCGGCAACCTTACCAACAGTGGAGTTGAATTCGTCAGCCTTCCTCACGAACCAATCGCCCAACCCATTAGGGTTGTCAAGGGCGGTTTTCATCATCTCCGAGATGTCGCCAAGTCGGACGTCAGTGTTGATGATACCAAGCCTTAGGTAGTCTTCATACACCTTCTGGGCAGCGGCATCTACGCCACCACCAATCTCGTTAGACACTGCCCTCCAAGCTTTGGTGGCTGACCCAACAGGGTTGCTACCATTTGCTGCCCTCATCATTGTCGCACCGAGCAGGTTCTTGAAGTGTGTAGTGTGGCTGTAAATTGTCTTGGCTGACTGGGACATACCCTTCCAGCCTATGAATGCCCTCAACCCCTTGCTGAAAATGTCATCGGCAGAAGGGCTGACAAAAGACACTTGTGTGCCAGATATTGCCCTAGCCATCTCGGGAGTTGTATACCTGCCACGACCAAGGGCTTGCCCCGGCATTGCTGCCTCGGTGCCTTGCTCAACCACATCAAGGATGGTGTTGGTGCCAGTGATGGGGGTGGTGTAGATACCTTGCGGAGAGTCAAACAAGAACTTACCATCGCCAACCTCAAGCAAGTCTCTGGAGAATTGGTCAGCTTGCACGAAGCCTACAAGCTTCCTAGCACTCTGAATGACATTGTCGCCAGGATTCACAATCTCTCCGAGCAGCTTCCTTAGCTCCTCAGGTACATCTTTACGTTGGGAGAACACAGAGGTGTTCACCTTCACAGCGTCGTTGATGTAGGCATCAAGGCCCCTACCGTCCCTCTCTAGCAGGGCAACAACCCTACCTTCAGCAAGCTTGGCAGCTTCCTCAAACGGCATGCCCTGTGCCATGTTCTCATTAGTCAAAAAGTCTACAGCCTCTGATCTTGCAGTGGGGCTGGGGACATAGGACGGATTGGTGTAGGCCTCATAACTTCTGCGAAGATACTTGCCTTGACCGTCAATCAACGTCTTCTTAAATTCCTCATACACAGCAGGGCTGTCAATCATCCTCTGTGTGAGGCCGTCTATCATGGCCCTTGCTGTGACCACTTCAGTTCTTACATCATCCGGCAGAGCTGCAATATCAGTCCTGTTCCCAGAGGTGAAGGCTTTATGCACTTTCTCCATCAGGGTGTTTGTAGCGTCTTCTACGCTACCACCGGAGGTGGATGCAAGCTGCCTAGCCATACGATCAATAGAGGTGTTCAACCTTGTGGCGACATGGCTGGCTTCACTAATGAGGGCCCTTTGCTCAGACTGTGATTTCTGCGACATGTCGAACAAAGTCTTAGTCCAATAGCCACGGCTTGTGAAGGTCTGATTCCACAACCGGTTCCAAGCACCAGAGAAGGTAGAGCCAGTCTGCTGCTCTATTTGCCTAAGCTCGTCGTCGGCCAAGGTGAGTGACGTAGTGCCACGGGCAGGGGTTGCCCCGGCAGGGTTAGCAACCTCACCCTCATAAGAGTTCCAGACGGTTGCTCCGTCAGGCCTTTGGTAAGACCTCCACAACGGGTTGCCATTCTCATCCTTCACCTGCTGTACAACAGGACGACCGTCCCTGTACACAGGCCTGCCATTCTCCAGCACAGGCTCTACAACCTTCCTGGCATCTTCTTTTATCTCACGTACCATGCGGTACACAAGCTCGCCTTTCTCATTCTGCACAAGCTTGGCCACACCTTGATCAAGAGCTTTCTTTGCCTCGGGGGTATTAATCCTACGAAGCATGCCGTACAAAGTGGCAGAGCCAGCAAACATGCTAGACAGCAGGGCATCTTGCCCAGCCATCTTTATCCTTCTCACAACCTCTGGGTCTTCCTCTTCAGTGGAGAGGTAGGCAGTAAGTGTCTTCAACCCTGAGTCCCCTGGGAACATATCCTCAAGGACGTCTATAAGGTTGTCAGCGTGTGGGTCAGTGATTAGTTGGTTAACCCCAACATCTGATGCCACAGACGCTATAGTAATTCGTGAGGCAGCGCTAAGTCCCTTCAGAAGTGTGGAGCCTGCCACCCAAGAAAATCCTGCAGGCACCGCCACTACATAGGGGGCAATGGTGCCTACGAAAGTTTCTGGCCTGTCATACTCTACTTGACCTTGGTCGTTCATAGAGATGAAAGAGTTCTTGCGGGTTGTGTCTGCAGTGATGATAGACAGACCAGCAGCCACCAAAGCTTGTTGCTTGCCTTTTTCTTCTGGAGTGGCCTCAAACCCAAGTGTGTCCCTAACAGCGTTGTTGAGGGACAGCAGGCTTTGTACCGCAGGGGTGATTGCACCACCGTATACGGAACGACGGGCCTCGTTGGCTATTGCACTAACCTTGCCCCTCGCCCTTTCCAGCATGGTGGGTTCTGTGTAAGGCTCTACGCTTTGCTCGGAGGGCACGCTCTCCCTGGCCACAGGCCCTTGTTCCGGGGCCGGTGGTTGTGGAGTATTCTGGTAAAACCTATACCCTTCATCACGAATGGGTGTGGGCGTAGACTCCCTAGGAAAATCAGAGTCGGCAATAAGGCCAGCCGCTACAGCCTTCCTCCTCACCTCGTCTTTAGAAGTTCCTTCAGGTACATCCTTAATAATCCTGCCGTTAGGGAGTCTTACGTCCATATCCATTCCTTAAATTAAAGATCAAACCAACTGGTGGGTTCGTTACCATTCTGCTGCGTGGGGTAGATGGTTGTGGGGGTATCAACAGCCTCTGGCCTGAGTTGCGGGATTGAGTCCACTGCGGAAGATACTTTGTCCAGCAACTCCTGCATTATCTCGCTCTCTACATAACCCTCTTCCCTCATCGTACTCACCATGTCAGACAACAATGGTCCAACCGCAGTAAAGGCAGCGCCTATGGACTCACCTATAGAGGAGGCCCTAATGTCGTCACGGAGGTTGTTTGCGTTAGAGACCACATCCTGGAACACCCGGCTTATCCTAGTGTACTCCTCTGGAGTTTTAATGTCTACATAGTTCAACCCACGTTCGTTGAGCTTCCCCACAAACAAAGACTGTCCTGCAGGAGACAATATATCTTTTGCCATCTTCGGGTAGTCAGTCTTCTCGACCACTGCCCTGAATACCTTTTGATCGTCCTCTGGCTTAAGCACCCCATCAATCCTTTCTTGTGTCACCTTCTGGTCGATGGTGTTGCCACGGGAATCAGTGGTTGTGGTGATGGTGAAAATTCCCCAGCCTGTTCCAGCGGGGTCAGGTACTATATCTACCTTGGCTTCTACTTTGTCATTTGGCTCAAACCCAGAAGTGTTCAAAGATTTAACAAAGTTAACTGCTTGGTCGTAGCCCTGAAGCCTGTTTACTTTATTGAAGGCATCTCTTACAGACTCGTTAACAAAAGCACCTTCACTCTCCAACCTAGCCAAGCTTTCCTGCCTGAAGTCTTCTTCAGACTTGCCTTGGAACAAACCTTTAACTTTCCTCAGCAACCCCTGCCCAGCATTTGTCGGAGGGACTACAATGGAATTCACCTGAGCCATAGCAGTTTCCATGTCAGGGATGGACTGGGCTACCCTCACCGCCTCTTTGAAACCCTCGGCTTCTTGAGCTGAAAGCTCCATGGCCTTCTCTCGAAGCAGGGGGAGGTAAGACTCAGGAACGAACTGCGTGCCGTACTGTGCTTTGTATTGCTCTTCCATTACAGGCATGTAGCGGTTCTCAAGGAACCACTCTTCAGGGCTTTTACCAGCCTCTTCTATCTGCTGCTGCATGGCAGAGATTCTTTCAGCCTGTGTTACTGCTGCCCTGTACTTAGCCTTCTGGGCCAATACAGGCTCGCTTGTGAGGAATTCTGTTGCCTTGTTGCGGAGGTGTGTGTTGACAAGGCCTATGCCCGCCTCCGCAATGGCAATCTTATAAGCCTCTCTTTTAGACTCTTTGTATTGCCTGTCGTTTCGAGTTTGCTGTCGGGTAAGCAGCGACTCTCCAAGCTCTTTAATGTCTGCCATATTAAGGCCTCGTAATCAAACTATCTGCAACAGGCTTCTCGGCAGCCTTAGGTCTTGCCAAGATACTTTCCACCGGGGGAAGCTTCTCTATCTTCTCTTCTATCTCTTTAGGCACCATGCCAGGTGTAGACTTCTTCAAGGTCTTCTGCACCTTTTCAAACTTATTCTTCAGCTCTGACTCAACACCTCCCTCCTCATCATCGTCTTCGTTATCTATAACGAAGTCCACGCCAGCCCTCTCGGCCAGTGCCATGATGATGTAGGCTGTGGGCTCTATCAACAGCAGGAACAAATCTGGGTTCCACTTCCCTTGTTTGAAGCCTTCGTACAGCAAAACTTGTACAACTGAGATGACAGGGATGCCATTGGCCAAGGCCTCTATAAGCTGCGTATAGGTGGTCTCTTCTATGAGGCCACTGAAGATAGCCTCAAGGGCGTCTTTCTTCTTGGTGAACTCAGGAGGCCCCTCAAAAGGGGCAGGGGACTCCGGGTCATTTGTGAGAGACATTCCTGGGATTGGCCTTGCCATCTTTCCCTGATGCTTGAGGTATCTTTCGTCCATTACACAGTCCTTATAGAAGCAAAGTTATTAAAAGCTGTCCTGCCAAAGTCACCGTATTGGGGCAGGTTAGCAGCAAAGAACTCGATACGGCTGTTAGGTGTTGCACCATAGTTAATACCTGAAGCCTCATACCTGCTTTGGATGGGGGCCGAGTTGAACTGCGGCACCACATTAGAAACATTCTGTACGGTGTACTGAGGCTCTGACGCGAGGCCAAGTTTCTGAGCAGCCCTCATGCCAACACCTTCAGTCACCCTACCTGCCACTGTATCTATAGCTTTGCCGGGCAGTTGCTTAACTGCAGTTGTGGCGTACGAACCTACGTCAGAGAGGAACTTGTTAAACCCTTTGCGTTCACTATCCACAATAGTGGAGATGTTTTCCTTAGGGACTTCGTAGAACCTAAAGTCCTCAGCGGCAGACTGGAAAGGCTTAGCCACTTCAAACGTATCGGGGTCGTCAAGGCCGAGGCTTGATTCATACGCCTTCGACACACCCACCTCAACTGTGTTAGCCACCTGCCTGAAGGGCGAGGTGATGTTAGACACATCGTCCGCCACACCACTCATAAAAGCTTTGAAGCCTTCCCCTACCGTAGCAGGGGAGTTGGCGATAAGCGGAGTGGACTTACCAGCGAAGGAAGCAACTTGGTTAATTACACCTTTGCCCACATTGGAGACAAAGCTGCTGATGCCATTGCTCACTGTCTTGTAGGCGTTGCCTACAGTGCTAGCAAACTTACCAGCCGTCTGAAGTATCTTACCCACACCAGAGACTATAGCTGAGGAGGAGCCAGCCATGGCCCCTACCCCAGCACCAAGGCCTTTGGCTAGGGCACCTCCAATACCCGGAAGGACGAACATAAGGGCAATCTGTCCGACCACCCCTATCTTGTCCATAAACTTGCCAACCTTACCGGCGGCACGTTTGATCTCCTTACCAATAGACTTGAAAGTATCTTTAATACCTTTCCAAGCCTTCGAGAGAAAACCCATTAACTTGTACCCCCAAAGAATGATTTAGCAAGATTGACAAGGTGTGTGGTGGCATCATAGTTTCTGCCAGCCGCACTCTCATTGCCAATGGCGGAGGCGTACAACTGAGCCTCCCTGTCCTGCCTGTTTTCGTATGCCTGTAGATCGAACGTCGCCCTGTCCCTCAACTCTTGCCACAAAGCGGCTTGAGCTTGCAGGCTCATATTGAAAGCATTTTGTACGTTCTGTTGGTTCACAGCATTCTGTGCAGCTGTATCCGCAGTGTTGGCTTGTCTCCTCCACTGCACGTTGCTCTGCTCAATGGCCTGCCTGTTAGCTGCATTCCACTGCTCTATCATCAACTCTTGCTGGGCATTGAACTGATCCACCTGAGCCATGAGTTGTGTGTTGAACTGGTCAACAGCAATGGTATTACCAGCGTTTATAGCTGCAGTTTTATTGGCCTCAACAGCATTAAACTGTTGCATGGCGTTATACTGCGTAGCGTTAAACTGAGAAATGTTGGCAGCGAGAGAGGCCATGAACTGGTCGGCCTGCTGTTGTGAAGCTGCGTTAAACTGCTTAGCTGCGTTGGTGGCTGCCTGATTAGACAGCAACCTTTGTTGTTCAAACTGAGTGTCCAGCAACATTGCTTGTTGCTTGTTGCTCAGGTTGGTGAGATCCATCTGCAGGAAAGCTTGGGCATTCTGTGCAGCAAGTTTAGTGTTTGCATCCAGAGTGGCCAGGTCAAGCTGGGCCAGTGCCACAGCGTTCTGCATTGCAGCCTGCTGTTTGTTATTGGCATTGGTCAGACTCATTGTCTGGACGAACTGTGCGTTAGCCACCCTAGCCTGTTGCTCGTTAGAGAGGTTGGCTAGGTTGAGGTTGAACACAGCTTGTGCGTTCTGCAGATTAGTTTGTTGCTTGAACTGGGCCTCTGTTATAGCGGCCTGCTGCTCGAAGTTCTTCTGTTGAGCTATACTCTGCTGGATGGCTTGTGCATTCTGCTGAGCCAGTGGCATAGCGGATTGAATAATTGCATCCACCAAAGCATCTCTGCCAACAGTGGAGGCATCCATCCCTCGCCTTACCAGCATCTGTTCCACAGCAGCTACAGCAGGCCTTGCCCAAGCTGGTGTTTCTCCAGTCTCAATACCCTGCAACAGAGCATCCAACTGGGCACTGACCAAGGCTTCAGTGGGCAGACCGCCTATCAACCCCCTCTGCTCTTCTGTGAAGTTGGAGAGTTCCATCTCCAGAGCTGCAGGGTTGTTGGCAAAGGCCGCTATCTGAGCCTCTGTGAGGCCCGCCTTGCGAAGTTGTGTCTTAGCCCTATCAACCCTAGCGGCCTCAAGCCCAGCCACCTTGGCGGCCTCTGCAAAGGCTTCAGGGGTCATCTGCCCTACGGCAGCTTCCACTGTAGAGCCAGGGAGAGCCTCCACTGTCTGAGCCTGTGCTGTTGCACCTGTAGACAGGGTGGGTGTAGCCACCGGCTGAGCAATTGCCTGCTCACTCACAGCGCCTTGTGCGGCAGTGGTTGGTGCCTGTGCTGCCACTTGGGCAACGTCAGTGACTAAGGCCGGAGGTGCAATTGCTGGAGCCACCGCCTGCTGCACACCTGCTTGTTGAGCAGTGATGACAGGGGCTTGTTGTGTTGGGGTCACCTCCACCTTAGCAGGCTCGCCAATCTGCACAACATCTTGCTGGCCAGTTATAGTGCCGTCAAGGTTTGTAGGTTGTGCTGTCCCTGTAAGGGTTGGGGTGAGTTCAAACTGGCCTCTGGCCCCAGCCCCTAGCATAACTTTGGCCTCCTCCATCCTAGCCAAATCTTGGCCAGTGGAGGTGGTGGGGACAGTGGTTGCCCCTGGAGACAAAGTCAAGGCCGGAGGCAGTCCATAATCAACCACAAGGGGTTTAACAACTGGCTGTTGTTGCGTAGTCGTAGGTTGCACAGGGGTTGTAGTTACAGGAGCTGTAGTGGGTGTAGGTTGAGTGCCCACAGGAGTTTGTGTTGGTGTAGGTTCAGGCTGTGCCACAGCGGGGCTGCCTCCCCCTATTACGGGAGAGGAGCCTTCATAAGCCTTGGCAACTTGGTCAAACGTGGCCCCTTGGAACCTGCCACCGTCCACGTTAATACCAGCATACAAGTCCTGGGCACTCACCCCTGCCTTGATAGCTGTTTGCAATATCTCGTCTGGAGACATTTGCGGATTGGCTGCAATAAAAGCGGCTACGTCCTGGGCAGTGTATGCCATTTATACCACCTATATGTCACTCGGAAAGGGGCAGTTTTGACACCATCTCTGCTGTGATGGAAGCTACCACCTCAGCAACTGTCTTGTCGCCATGCTCAGCAATGGACAGTACGAAAGGTTCCGCACAATCCCCTGTGTACACACCGCCAACCCAACGGAAACCTATCACACCATTACGGAGATCAAGAGTGTCTATGCTTATCTGTGGGTGTGTTGCCACACCCGTATCAATTACTAGCGAGGCCATCTTAACCCTCCAAAGTATAGTAGGTAATAACCCAAGCGATGGACATGGTAGCGTTCGCATCCGGGTCAACAGTCAGTTTGAGGTTTGTGCCGTCTGTAGTGCGGTTGGCCAGGGTAAACGAACTAGTGCCGGCGGCCAACCCAGTGGTGATTGTAACATACCTGTCTGTATCAGAGCCATCGCCGATGATAATGTCTTCTACAGTGGCGCCAGAGACCGTACCGACGATAGACTCGATGTAAGCATTGCTGGGCAGTATGGCTTGGTCTACCCCGCCGATATATTGCAGCTCGTGCGTGCCTGACCAAGTATTAGTCCAACGTACTTGGCGACGGCGGTCGGGGGATGCTCCAATTACAGTAGCCCCACTAGCTGGCAGAAGGGCGTGGTTTTTATTCCCAGATTTGTCCAACACTTGGCCCGTGTTGGACTGCGCATCTTCGGCGTTCCAGTTGGCTACAACCCCGATCAGCTGCAAGGTGAACCCTGTCACGGAGAAGTTGCTGCTACCGTTGCTGTAGAACCCAAGCCGCGTGTAGGAGCCGAGGCAAACGAACTCGATCTCAAGTTCACCATCGTTGGCCGATGTATATACCCCAATCTGCTGCCCCCCGGATGACAAGTCAGTAGTGGAGTTCCACTTCAACTCCACGGTGCCAGAGTTGACAGTCAGATTCATGCGGATACGGTATCGCTTGTGGAAGACGCTGGTGTAAGCAGCACTGGCGATACCAAGGCCGCTCGTGTTGATGGCGCTGGTGATATCACTGCCTGAGGTTGTGAATGTCTCAAACCCCGAGCCCCCACCAAAGTTGCTCCACGTCCAACTAGACAATATGGTCTGGTTCGGAATTGCACTACCGGTTGCTATATCTTGCGGCGCTGGCCCCATCACCGCATGACGCAGGCACTCGGCCACAGTCAGAGCGCGGTTGTACAGGCCCGCCTCATAGAAGTCGCCTTCTGTGCGGGTGGTGCTGGTGCCGAGTACGTAGAGCGGGACGGCGTTGTTAACTGAAGCTACCTTCTTGACTGAGCAGGCCGTGAAAGTGGCACTAGCACCGGCCCCGGCAACATGCCAGATATAAATTCTGGGGGTTGCTCCAGTCGCCACAAAACGCGCCGTGGAAACTCCTGTGGCAATTACACCATTTGGTGCTGTGTCAATTGCTGTAGCACCCATTCTCCATACTCCGGACGCTACCGTTCCGGTAAGCACTACTTCAATTACATCACCAGCAACAATACCTACTAAGTCTTGTTGCATGGCTCCGCGGTTCGGTGAGTCCGTCCCGGTAATTACAGCACTGCCACCGCCTATCACGGCATTCCCGGTACCAACACTGGCGTTTACCCACGCCCCAGGAGACGCCACAAAGTCACCGTTGCTGATGCGTTCAGTGGTCAAGTCGCCATGAGCTGCGATAACCACAGCACTCCCAAGCTGCACCCCATCAACCACAAAAGTCACGCTGCCAGCGACAGACGCGGTCTCGCGTGCAACAGGAATTTGAATCAGCGGAGCCACGTTTGTAGCTGACGTCAATGCCACGGTACTGTCGTATGTGAGCCCATTCAGGGTAAGCCTGAGGATTCCAGTGGTCAGCAGCGTGATGATGACGCCGTTGGTGCCATCGTGCTTGTGGTACAAAATCTCATTTGCGCTGGGGCGTGTAGTAGTTATACGCTTCCGCACCCATGGCGTGAAGCTGTTTGTGCCCATGTCCAGATTGGCATTGTCCAGCGCCTGAATCCCGTTGCTGCCGCTGGAGGCCGCTGTAATTGCCACACGTATAGCTTGTCGCAGGGCCCCAAACTGGTGCCGCAGAAGGCCCCTGGCATCTGATATATCCTTAGATACAGCCAAGGAGCCTACGATAGACCCTGTATCGTTGGCTGTAGGGGCCAAGAGCCTTGGCGTAGCTTCGTCAAGACCTATTAGTTCGTAAGTAGCCATTAGGCCTCCTTAACTGAAGATTGTAAAACTGTTGCCGTCTTTGTCTAACACTGTGGCAACAACTATTAATGGGTGGTATCCTGAGGCCAACACAACATTACTGACAGTGTGGCTGTTGCTATCCGAATCTCTTGCGGAGGTGCTAAGCAGGTTGTCATAAGGACCCCCTCCAGCACCTTCCTCCCTCTTGGCCAGAGAGATATATCGCCGGAATCTGCTAAACATTAGTCTTGGGTCACTGTAAGATCGACAGTGAACACTTCACCGGACACTGGTGTGTAACCATTCCGGGCCACCAACTGGCCGTACAGAATACCGGAAGTACCAGTTTTATAGGGCCTGTCTATATTAACCACAACACACACTGCGTTGCCCCCAGCACCTGCAGTGGCGTTACCGATTTTCCAACCTGTAGTAGGAAAAGAGATGATGTCAACCAGCGTCAGCACTTCTGCATCGGAGGGTGCAAAGGCAGAGTTGTCGGCTACTTCTGTAATGTCCGAGGTAAACAACCACAACTCAGCATCAAGCTTAGTGGCTTGGTTGGCAGAGCTGTAAAGGGTGGCTTTGTTGATTGTACCGGTGCCCACCTCAGCCCTAGCCAGCTTAGTATCGTTGAGGGCTGAAGTGCCAGCCGCACCAAAGGTGTAGTGGTCGTTGGTAGTTGCCTCGCTAATCACATCTCCAGCAGAGTATGCTGTGGTGTCCGCAGGCCTTGTAATGCTGTCTCGGACAACCCTTGTCCGGAACTGTGTTAGAACTTCTGTTGGTTCCATGGTTCACCTATTATGTGTTCACGAAGAAAGAACTGCCTGAGGAGTTAAGCACAGCTACGTTTGCTGTGGCTGTAGCACCTATTGCCACCCTGAAGTCTGCTGCGGACAAAGCTGTTACCGTATTGTCAGCATTTAGTCTGAGGAACGTAACGGCACTTGGGTTTGTAAGCGTGAATACGTTACCACCCACTGTTGTCGCGCCGAGCGTTGACCTGGCTGTTGCTGCTGTTGCTGCAGTAAAGAGTGAAGAGCCAGTGGCCCCGCCGCCTAAGGTAGTCCTAGCAGTGGCCGCATCGGCGTCGTCTAGAATTGTTCTGGCGAAGCTGGTGAGGTCGGTGACGGCGTAGGTGTCAGAGGCCGTGGTGTATATCATCTTGTCGGCAGAGGTTGTCAGCCCAGAGATAGACTGCAGCCCTGCATCATAAGCCTGCACGTTTGTGCCAATGGTGTAGCCATTGATGGAGTCCGCGTACACCACGCCGTCGATGTACAGGTCTTTAAACTTCTTAGAGGAAGACCCCAGGTCTATGTCATCGTCCGTAGCTGGCTCTATTACACCGTCTTTAAACACCAACTGCTTTACAGCGGAAGAGCTTACATCAACAAACAGCTCAACGGAGTTGTCTGTGTTGTTCACCACAACTTTGTTCAGCCCGTCTGGGCTGGAGATTAGTGGTACTGGGGCACCTTCGCCTGTGGTGCCGTCGTGTTTATGCCCTGTGGAGGCGTTGAAAGCAGCCTCTGTCTGGTTGTATTCATCATTGAACAAACCAGCAGTGATGTCATCCCCATCAGTAAACACACTTTGTCTTGTGTATCCTGCCATATTATTTCCTTCCGGAGGGCATTATTTCTACATGATACCCGTGTATTGTATGTGGAGGGAGTTGGCCTTTGCTGTAGAACTTGAAGGACATACTATGCCCACTGCCTTGCAAAGGAGTACGCCTGAGTGGGGAGGACACGTCACCGAAGTCTGCAGCCCCAAACTCTGCAACACCAAAGATTGCAGGGGCTCCGGTTATGGAGATGGCCACAGGGGGTGGTTGTGTTGTCTGCCTATCTGCAAAGTCAAAAACAACCTGCATTGATAGGTCCACTTGACCTTCGTTGGTGAGGGCTAGATTGAAGTAGTGTAACGTCTTCCGAACCCCCAGGTCTCCAAAGTGGGAGTCTGGCGATTGCCACTCCGCCTCTATGTCCTCGCCATCAAAACTATTCCCGACGTCGTGTAGGTATACCCACCCATCTTCTGAGCCGTGGTATATAACCTCTTCCTCGTTACTGTCGTAGTATGACCCTATCGACCGAACCCCTATGTTGCGAAGCTCAGACCACTGAAATCCACGAGAGCCGTCTTGGCCAGTGACTAGGGTACCGCAGAAGCCGTGCTCCACTGAAGCCCCATCCGAATAGAACATCCTGTACTGGTTCTTGCCACGTATGGCCACACTACTTATAGTGTAGGAAGATTTCTCATCCAGGACAAACTTAACCAGGGGGCTGATGCCCTTACCCACAGAACTCAAGTCTACGTCGTCAATTCTTTCTGTTGCTGCCACCGACCTAAACCCATCATTGGACAGGAAGATGAGGTCACCACCAATCTCTTGTATAGAGTAGCCGTCAGCACAGCCCAGGTTGTTTGTCACACTAACCACAGCCACGGTGAGGGCGTCGTTAATATTCACCAACTTATGTATGCTGGTCTCACCAAAGATATACAAACTGTCACGGAAAGTCTTTATGCCGGTGATTGCCTCCGGCAAAGTTACGCTACCAGACCCGGTGCCAGTGAAGTCATCAAAGTCGTTAGTCTTGCTGTAGTACACAGTGTTGGGGGCGTTGGTTGTGTCCACTACGCACAAGTGCTTCTCGCAAACATCCAGCCACTTACCTGCTACTGGCGTAGCAATCTCTGTATAGTGAAAAGTCCTACCACTCCCAGTACCATTTATGTGAAAATGGGCAACCTTGTTTGGGCCTGTAGCAATCTCCAACGTCCCATAGGGGTTTGTGGCATGATCTATAGTACCTTTGGCCAACACAAACTGTGCCTGCCCTTGGGAAGCCCTAGTGAGGGTTGTCAGCGCTGCCAGGCCTGACTCAACTACACCAGTGTGTGTTGTATCTTTATTAACCTGTATCCAGTTAATCCCATCTTCCCCGTAGTAGATGTCATCGTCTACTACAACTACAACCCCAAGGGCGTATGGGTGCACCCCTAGGATTGGGTTGGCTCCACCCGGGCGGGTGGCCGACACTCCACCGAACTTCTCATAACCGTTTATCCTACGGTAGCCGCCTTTAAGGCTGACTTCGTAGTTGCGCAGCCTCAAGGCCGCACCTGGAGAGTTGAGAAGATCGAACTTGTTTGAGTTAAGGGCGAGGCCCCCGTTACAGGAAGCGTAGACTGGTTGTGAACGAGCCACGGTTATCCTCCAATTCTATCGTCCCTCATGTAGGACATGTTGGTTCCTGTAAGGTCTATGGACATCTTCCTTTCACCTTGCCTGTAGTCGGTACGAGCAAGGTTTGCCTGCATCTCATTCTCTTTAAACTGGTGTATGTAATACCTTGCCTTGTCATACAAGACATGCGTGTACTCATCCGGGATGAGCAGCACGTCACCGTGGGCTGACAACCTTGTGGGCCTAACCCATGCTGTGAAATACACCCTGTAGGTCTTGTTGGGCAGAGGGGATAGGCCAAAATACCTACCATCTTGGCTAACTATTACCCTAGCCGGTTCGCCATACTGCTGCTCTCCGCCAGCGTCTGCTGCCTCTTTCTCCCTATACCTTGCCACCCAGTCATCGAATGTGATGAAAGGGAGGTTCCTATATTCGTAAGGCTCTGTTGCGCCAGCCACGCCCTCTGTGGTGATAAAGAAACTATCCCAGTCTACCTTACCGTAGTCTGTGGCGACTGATGTACTGCCAGTCTTGAGCAGCGTCCACCTAGTACCGGCAGTCACTTCTCTGTAAAGGTTGCCAGCGAAAGGGTCATTGGCGTTCCCCTCTGCTGCGGCCAGAAAAGGCCACTCTTTGTTGTGTGAGCATATCTCTAGGTATGCCCTATTAACCGCGTTCTTTACAAACGCCTGCACCCCAACTGCACTCGAAAATGTGGAGGACGTGAGTTGCACTTCGTTTGTTTCTGTCAATATGTCATTGACTGCCTGCAGGTATGTTGTGCTCATATCCTTCCTTAAAGAGGAAGAAGGGGGCTTTCGCCCCCTCCCCCTAGACCTTACGAGTCAGTAGATGTGTTCCAGAAGATTTTCACCAAGGCTTCAGGCCTCAGAACCTTCCTGCCATACACATGCAGACCACGTACGATGTCGCCGAAAGAACTCGGGTCACGCAGGGTCTCAACACTCAACAGCGTTTGCGCAGTGGCTACAGCAGAGATGTGACCTGCCAGAGCAATCTTCGCATTGGTGCCTGTCGGCATGTTGTTGGACTTGTACATGGTGAAGCCACGCAGCATGCCGCTGGACACAAGGCCGTTGCGGATAGAACCGGCACCAGCGTTGTAGTCTACAGACAGAAGCTTGCTTGAGGATTCAGACAACACCTCATAGAACAGAGGGGATGCCACGAACCAACGACCTTCTTCCGGCACGTTCTGGTCGTCCAGAAGTCGTGCGGCACGGGCCAGCACATCCACTGGGTCGGACTTGCCAGTACCAAAGCCGATGAACACAGCTTCAGTTGCGCCAGCATCCAGGTCTGCCAGTGTGCCTGCAGTTGCATCGTCAGCACCGACTACGAGGTCGGGGTTGCTGGTGGATGCGTTGGCACTCATGTAGGTCAGGATGGCTGAGTCCATGTTATCCTTCAGTGCGTATGCAGCTGAGGAGGTTGCCACGGACGCGAAGTTAACGTGGGACATCTTCTTCTCGATGTCGTCCACGATGAACTTAAACGCACGAGCCTGGTCTACCACCAGCACCAGCTCTTGGTCGGTCAGCATAGTCTGCGTGGTATCTGCACCACGGGTGTATGCGTAGGTGGTGATGGTCGGCTCTTTGATGATGTTCACACTGTCGCCGAATGCACTGATCTCGCCGGTGTAGTCGGTGTTCGTAATCGCTTCTACAACAGAAGCTTTACGGAAGAAGTTTTGAATCTTCTTGGAGTACACCTCAGGCAGGAAGAACGCATTGGTCTGGCCGGAAACGCCAGTATCAAAGTTCGACAGCGTCGGTGAACTACCTTCTTGAAAATTGGCCATTCTTTATTTCCTTATGAATTGTTAAATAACCCTCCCTTCACGAATAGCTTTGTCGATTTCTTTTTCGAGTCGGTCATATTCGTCCATCGAGAGTCTTTTAATTTCCTCCCTCGACCATACCTTACCTTGGACAGGGGCGTTATCCCCGGCTGTCTTGGAAGATACAAGGCTGTCTGCCCCGTTTGTTGCGGTCTTGGAGGGGGCTTTTTCAGAAGACGACCCCTTGGATGCTTTTCCTGTTTCCAACTTGAAAAGGTTGATTGCCTTTATTGCCAGTTGACTGTTTGTCGGGTTGTTGTAAATCCAATCCTGTATCTCTTGGGGTTGGCTCTCCGCCCACATGTGAAAATCATCGTCGTTGCGGAGTTCTTCAATATCAGGGTGGGCTTTAGCTACCTCGGACATGGCCCTCTCTTTGGCCAGCTCCAACTCACGCTTCTCAATGTCACTAAGCTTGGCTTTCACCTCGCTTGTTTCCTCAAGGGCGATAAGTTGTGCGATAGACTTCATTGCTTCAAAAGCAGCTGGGTCTTTCTGTCGGAGTTGTTCCAACTCTTCCTTGGTCTTAGGCGGTGTCTTAGTGGCTGTGTCGCCTACCGCAGAACCTTTGGTGTTGAGTTGTTCTCGTAGTTCTCTAACCGTCTTGTCATGATGGGCTTTAAGATCTTTCCATCTCTTTTCAAAATCGTGCGGACCAGTACCTGTTCCTTGCGAGCCAACGTCGTCGCCTTCTGTGTTCTCGACTTTAGTATCTTTGGCTTTTTGGGCAGGTCTCTTTGGTACAAAGAGGGTGTTAGCGTTGTCTACAGTTGCTTCACCGCCATCTTTGTGCCAAGGCTTGTTCTGGTTGTACGGATTGGAATTGTCAATCGAAGTATCAAGGTCAGTCATTAGTTTCTCCGCTGGGCTTGTTCTCATACTTGGTGGCCCAAGAAGGGGCAAGTTGTACAAGGTGGCCTAAGAGTTGTTTTTATCTCAGAGGGTCTGAGGGTTTCTTTCCAACAAGGAGGTGGCCCGTTGCCCGTCGGCAACTTTGGGGGCTACTTGTTGTGTTTGCGGTGCATCTGCCATCGCCTCTGCTTCCTCCATCATTTGCTGGAGAACATCTACGCCTATGACGGCGGTGGCTTTGGCAGAGAACACAAATTCTCCATCCGAGAGACGGGCAGGGATGTCGTCAGACAAGCCGGTACCTGGGCCTTCCACAGGCCCGTCTCCACTAAACTCTGTGGCAGCTACAAGCAGGGCATCCACTATCTCAGATAGTGCTGGGTCTGCTTGCAAAGCTGCTTGTAAATGTTGTATCTGTTGTGGCTGCAGAGTGGAGGAGATGAGGCTCTCCACCGCATCTACCTCCACCTGGGCATCAGTCTTCATCGGTGGGTTCACGTACTGCCCTCCCTACTGTCTTAGGCAGGGCCTCCAACATCCTTAGAGAACTCAGCTTCCCCTGGGCGCGGTACAGGCCCTGTTCCGATATTCCCGTCTCCAGTTCCTGTAACGCCTGGGTTCGGAGCACCAGGAGGTATTCCTCCAGGGCCGCCCATACCAGGGGGTCTTTGACCAAGGGGATTAGCCTCTTCGCCAGGGATTTGTCCACGTTGAGCACCTATGATTGCAGCGGCAAGCTGTGCCTCTTCTGGGGAGTTGATAACTTCCACCGGGTCGAGGTCAAGTGACTTGGCCAACTCTGTGATGATGTGTGTTGCCCTCACATAAGGAGCAACTGCCGGCAACCCCATCGCTGTCTGCAGGAACATTATGAGCCTCTGGCTCCTAACTTCTTTCTGCATCAGACTGGATGTGCCCATAGCCCTGACCTCCAGGTCGCCCTCTATAGGCAACTCCCCTTCATGGTATTGCATATTCCAGAAGAAGAAGTCTTGGCCCAACGGCCTGAACAACTGGTTGTCAAGATTGCTTATCACGGTCTTTATGTTAAGGCTTGCGGCTCCGAGCAGCATAGACATGCCGGAGGCCGTCCTTGTCATGCTCTGAACACCTGTCTGTCCGTGGCTATAACTTGGCAAACCTGTGGACTCATCCGCCAACTGCCTAAACTTATCGAACATCATCATGTTCTCGTTGGCAGTGTTGGGGAATTTCAGTGCATACACAGACTGGCCCGGTTGGCCGGACAACCTTCTGAAGATTTTACCGTTGTAAATCTCCATGTCTTGCCCTGGGACAAGGGCGCCTTCATCAATATCGAAAACCATCCCACCAGCCAGAGCCAAGTTGTCAATTGCCATCCTGGCATGGCCATTCATTACCTTCTGACTGTCTGCCATGTTCTCTGGCACACCAATCCCGAAGATGCTATAGGGGTTTTTCTCGTAATTAAATATGTGGTAGGGGATTCTGGCCGGGGTGAAGGGGTTTACTGCTACCCTCAACAGGATATTGCCACAAATCCAGGCATTAATCTGTATCTCGGCTAGCTCTCCTGCACCTTCTGGCACGTTCAAGCCAACTTGCTTGGCTTGTTCCACCCCCATACAACCCCAATATTCCAAAACCTCATACCTGTCTGAGAAATTCTTCCCACTGCCCTCTTCTTTAGAGGAGTGGAGGTCGTTCTCAAAAGATTGTTTTACATAATTGGGGCCTTCCTTCAACGCGGAGACGATTGCCTCGCTGTTAAACAGCGGCATCCTCATCAAACCACGCATCTGGCTCTCATTAAACTTGTGTCTGTGGATAAACCACAGCATATCTTCTTTGCAAGTGGCATTTGGGTCAGGGTATGCGTCCCAAACACTCACAAATTCTATACGAGGTACCTTAACCTGCACAGGTTTGTACTCTCGCTCACCAGTTTCTTCGTTCTTCACCCATTTGTTAAGCGTTTTAACATAGGTGAAAGGGCCTTTAATCACACCAGTGCCCAGCAAAACCTGCTCAAACACTGCATTGCTCACCTCAGTGACGCTGCTGGACTCTTCCAACTGGTCGTGAATGAGCTTTTGCATGTTCTCGGCGGCTTCTTTTGCCGGACTTACCTGCACAACTTCCGGGGAAGGGGCAGGCCCGGTGGTGAGAACCTCTTCTTTCTTGCTTTTTTTGCCGCGAAAGAGCGAGCGAAGCGAGCCAAACGTGGTCCCTGCGCCGAGTTCTTTGCCGTCGCCCGCATACCCCACGTTGTAGGGTATGTCGGGCGTATCCTCTTCTGCCATTTCTGGGACATTTGCTGTGGGCTGCGTAGACAAATGTGCATACTTGTCTGCTCCCTCTGGCACTTCCGTCTCCCTCACCCCAATGGGGAAGGAGTTGCCACCAAAGATGATGTCGATTATCTGGCCGTAGCCTGCAAGAACTTTGGTCTTTGTCGCCTTAACGAAGACTCTGCTCTTTTCGCTCTTACGGAATTTGACATCTTTGCCATACACGCCACGGTAGTTCTGGTAAGCTTCTACCATCCTACGTTCGTGAGGGTCTTTTGCGGTGGAGGCCTGCTGATACCTATCTTTAATAATCCCTACAAGTGCAGAGACTTCGGTCTCGTCCAGCTTGTCTGCTGTGGGCTGGATAGGTTCAGCCAGGTAGTTCGCATTCGCCATGTTTAATACCCAAACTCTTCATCGTAAATGATGTGACGGTCGGCTTTATATCTCGCCATCCTAGTATACACATCTTCCATTGGCGGCCTGCTCATAAGCAAATACCTGCCAGCGTCGTATGCGTGGTCCTCAGCTGTGGTGTCCACATCCTCGTTGTCATTCTTGTCGAGTGGTATCACTTGCAGCTGCTTTATCCAGTTGACACAGTTTGAGAAGATGAGCATCTTAGGCTTACCATTCTCCCTGATCTTCAACCTTTCATGTATTTGTATCTTGCCAGCCTTTCTGTTCTTGTCTGCTCTGCGCAGCTTGTGACCAGACCTGAGAAGCTCCTCACCTACTGTAGGCCCTGTAGACCCTGTAGTGTTCCAGGAAGCACCGTCCAGCACACCCATTATCTCACGCATCTCCTGAGACTCTGCTTGGTGCATAGCCTCTCCTAGGGCCTTCCCTGTGAGCCCCTTAGCGTACAACTCCCTGTAGAAAATAATGGTACCATCGTCTGGGTCAACTGCTGCCCAAAGACAGCATGACGGGGCTCGATAGCCATAGTCAATTGCCTTGACACGTTCCCAATGCACAGGTATTTCGAAGGGCTGTATGACGTGGATGTGAGGCATGAACTCAGGGAAGGCAGCGCCCTCGATGATGTCCCAGTCGCCCTCCAACAACCTTTGACGCTGTACTGGGTCCATGGACTTCAGCATGCGTTCGTACTCACCATCACTGGCAAGAGTCGGGTTGTCTGACAGCTTAGCGGGGATGAACTTCCTGCTCACCCCATCCTCTCCAACAAACGTCTGCCCATACGGTGCAGGGTCTACATACCGCTTCTTCACCCATGCGTGGCCAGGGCCACCAGGGTTGGAAGTGCAACGCATGTAGGTTTTAATTCTTGGGTTGGTTGTTCTGAGACGGGAACGCAAGTAGTCCCAAGCAAAGCTTGTGGCCAAGTGCGTAATCTCATCAAACCCTATCCATGAATATGCCTTACCTTGGTACTGGTACACGTCACTATCTTTCTCAAGATAGCCGAAGTACCCTTTGGCACCTGAAGGAAATATCCATGTCTTCTTGCTTTCTTTGTACTCAGCACCAGGGAATGCTAATGGGTATAGCTCCCGTGACTTATCTATAAGTTCATCCAATTCACCCAGCGTCTTACGCAGAATGAGGAAGCGGTGCTCTTTCTCGTGTACATAACGAAGAGGGTCTACAAGCATGGCGTATGACTTACCACCACCTGCAGCACCCCCGTACAATACGTCCTTCTCAGCTGCCGCCAAGAAGTCTGTCTGCGGCCCAGGATGTGGCCTAAATGCCACAGGAGTGGTACCGTCTTCTAGGTTGGTCACCACAGCCTGTGGAAGGGATTGAAGGTGCTCCTCAGAGATGATGGCGGGGGTCTTATTGGCCACGCCATCCCCGGCATCCAACCTCTGAGCAGCTTCCTTCTTTTTGTTAAGGAGGCTTTTCTGCCTCTCTAATTTTGCTTGGAGACGTTCTACGTCTTTCTTCTTCTTGTTGATGCTAGAACGGACGGCACGCTTTGCTTTTGCTTCAGCACCTTGCCTATAACCACCACGGGCTTGTCTACGTTTCCTGACGGGAATGCCGTTGGTTCTTAGGACGAAGCTGCCATCTTCGTTTCTTTCATAGTTATCGGGATTGACTTCCCAATCTTTTACTTTTGAGTCTGAGGGGAGGACACCCTTGTCCCTTTCGGCTACGGCACGACGAAGACCTTCTCTGCTAAGCTTCTCTCCTGTTACGGAGAAGATGTAATCAACACCTTCCTGCAGAGACAACCTCTTCTCAAGGATGCCATCAATAGCCTTGTTCAAAGCCTCAATGTGCCCAGCTATGGGCCTCATCATTCCTTCAGCATCAGGGGCAAGTTCATACCCCCACTTAAGCCTTGGGGTGGCTTTGATATAACCTTCCACTAGTCTTCTTCCCTTTTCATTGGGAGGATGAAGATACCACCCTTCCCTTCATGCGAGACATCAAGTCTCTCGGTTTTGGGGTTGGTCCTGTCAAGAATGACAGAGGCTGCTTTGAGCTTCTGCTCAGCCTGCACTACACCCTCTTTGCTATTCATTATCTTCACTACAGCGATGGCTGCATTAACTGAGTGTCCTGCAAGAACACTTTCAGCAACCTCTGCAATTTCCTTCCTCATTTCCTTCACAGCTCTGTACGGCTGCTTATAACCAGCTGCCCTTGCCGCTGCAACAAGGTCACCATTGTATTCTTCGATGAGGTCAAGGAACCTTTGTTGCATCTCCGTCAAGGGCCTTTCCCTCTGGGGACTGGCTGGCATGTTCGTCATTGACATTCACTGTTTCCTTTTTCTTTGAGGGGAAAGACATTTCCCACCTCTTCCTCATCTCTTCATCGGAGATGTATTGGGGCCTTCGGCCACTACCTTTACCAGACATAACCCACCATGTGTAAGAGACTCTTCATCCTTTTTCATCCTCCTTACCCTTCCCTAAACATTCCCTTAACAATTGCTTTATTAATATTATTATTATTAATACTTAAACATTTGCACGCTTAGGGGGAGCGGCTTCGCACGCTCTATACTGTGTTACTATGTTTTTGTATACTGGCATATACTAATATCATGTTTTTAACAAAAACATTACAAGAAAAATAAAAAATATTTATTCCGTGTGATTGCAGTCACATCATCCTCACATTTCTTAGCATTGTTCTGCCATCCTCTAAGCATCTTTCTATCATCTACCACAGCATATACCAAGCATTGTTTCCACGGCCTAGGAGCGTAGCTCTCCACCGTGGCTACTATCGGGCAGCCAGCAATTGTGACATGCCAATTTCCCAGAAAATTGAGCGGAGGGGACTATATCCCCCACCACCCCCACGTGGGCACCTGCCCGCCCCCATGTGTGTGTCCGCGTGTGTGCGTGCGTTGGGGCACTTCTTGACGCGACGCGTGTGTACGTGCGCGACACGCACGCCTGAGTCTTCTATTCGCGGGGAGGTACTGGACAAATTTACAGTATTGACAGGCTGGGGAGAGTATGTTAGAGGGGGTGGACTACTGTACACTTATCCAGTACCCCGGCCTATATGCTGTATAAATATCCAGTAGAATCAACGAGGTGTTACCGATGTTACCTGAAGTAACACTGGATGCTACCTGAAGTAACACTGGTAACACTTTCTGGCCTGTTCTTTGCACTGTATGGATGTACAGGAGAAAATTCTTTTCCCTTCAAAATCAACGACTTGCAGCACATTTTCCAAAGTTGGCACGCCACCTGCACTGTTCTTGGCGTCCCGGTGCGTTCCTGCCGGGGTCGCCGGAATGCTGACAGGCTTGCTGGGCGTTATCAGTGCATAGGCCAAGGTATGTCTAAGACATATGCGGCTGTCCTGTTACGTGAGTGAGGCCACCAAGGCCGGCAGGGAGTCTATAGGACTCTGGCGTGAGATCGCCGCCGGCCTCGCAAGGATGCCAGCCAGTTACGGAAAACCTATTTAAGCCGCCCCAGAGGGGGCCGTTACGGGTAGAACGGATTGGCAACGGGTGAGCAGGGCACGGGAATTAAAGCAGGCGTGAGTCTAGGGCAATCTGTCCCTAGCGGCTGGCGCGGGTAAAGCCGGGCAAAAAGCAATAAGTGTTCAGGGGTATGCCCCTGCTGATGAGGCCAGAGGGCCGAAACACTTACTAAGGGTGAAGGGTAAAGGTCAAGCCATGACACAATCAAAGCGAGCGAAAGTAGCGGCCAGAAAGTATCTGGCGAAGGTGGAGAGACAATGGCAGGAAGAACAAAGGCAAGCCATTGAAGCTAAGAGACTGGCAAGGGGTAAGACAAAACAAACAGCCAGCTTCCGGGCATCGAAGGCAGGCAGGCCACAACCAGCCAGCAAGGGTCAGG